CTCAAGAAGCTCTTCGTCGGACGAGCGCCAGCGAACTGTTCTACGTTTGGCGTATCGCCGATGGACGACGCTATGTTCGCCGCGGCGTCAGATCCGCCAGTGAGCGCAGCACCCGAGCCCCACGTTCCGTACGGGTTCTTGCCCAAACTCTCGGTAGCGCCGCCGATGCCGGCTGTCGTCTTGCCGTTGTAAACCGGGTTCGTGCCGAGCGCATTGTAGAATGACGTGTCTTCGGCTGCCGTCCAGTTCTTCGTCGGATCGAGTACCTTCAGTCCGCTGGACGACTCCATCGCTTCCAGCAACGGATCAGTGGTGGCTGAGTTGTAGTTCGTTCCAAAAAGACCTGACGTAGAGAGCGCGCTCGACCACGCGCCGGAGAAGTTGTTATCAGCGATGTCAGCTTCGGTCGTTTTGACCGCGGACTGATATGCCGGATTCGCGTAGGCGGCGGTGGTCTGAGCGGATTGCTTAGCGGCAGCCGAGGCCGCGGTCGCCTGCGCCTGCGCATATTCTGCAGCGCCGGTCGTACCGTCTGCAGCGCCGGTCGTACCGTCCGCAAGACCGACTATGCCGCCCTGTGATGCCACCGCTTAAATCACTTCTGCGTTTGTTCGTACACGTGCATGCCGCCGATACCCAGTAGCGCGAAAAGCATCGTCGTGATCGTGCTCGTATCTACTGACGGGAGCGCGATGATGTGGCCGGCGAGCGTGCAGGCCCATTCGATGGGAGCCTTCAGGGTCGCGATGGTGAAGCCTATGACGCACACCCAGCCGGCGCCGTCACGGAAACTCATCCCCGGCTTTGCTTCAGCCGCGGCGTTCGCCTTGATCTGCTCGATCTGAACCTGGAATTGATCATCCACGGCCTTGAGGTTTCCCTCAAGCTGAGCCTGCGCGAGAGCGGCCTTCGCTTCCGCGGCCTTCGTCTTGTCCGGGAAGATCTTGTCGATGACGGTGCTCGCCAGATCAGCGATGGACCCAATGCCGGTGATGTCACCCATTCGGATACTCTCCAGTCAAAAAATAATTCGCGATGCGTGTGGCGCGGCCGGGCTTCTCGAACCCGTCAGGCTGCACTTCCTTCGCCCACTCGCTCGCGAGTAGATGGTCGTGCACGCCCTGCCAATTCTTCGCCGTGATGAGCGCGCGCGTCGGAGCAAACTGCTCCCACTTGCCGCCCATGTTGAATGCGATCTCTGTGAGTGCGTTCTTGCGGCACTCGGTGTCGCAAGATTCAAACTCCGGCCAGCGCGATGCAAGCCGCATCGCGTTCATGATGTCGGTGCAGAACCATTTGTCGCTGGTCGACTGCGGAACGGTGAACCCTTCCCACGAACGTCCGGGCGCCGGGCGCGGCATCAGATGCCCGCGGCCACACGTCCAATTGCCACGAGTGTCGAGATATGCCGTGAGTTCATCCCTTTCTGCAGCGTCCAGATCAACTGCCAGACGCCTATCGATAGACGGATCGAGAATGGTTTCATTGGTTATTGCCATGTTGCGGTTTCCTCACCTGGAATTGAATGTCGTGGACGGTGTCTTTAATATCGTCGAGCGATTGCTTCATCGCCGAGTTCTGCTGCTGGATTGTCGCTAGCTGATCGTCGTGCTTGGCGACGTGCGTCTCTGTCTGCTCGTACTTACTTTGCAGCTCAGCGATCTGCTGGTTAACCTGACCCCCATGATAGACGGTCGAGTACAAGCCGCCGGCCGTGGTAATCACCACAGCGACGGCGGCCCAAACAGACTCCATTGTCCACTTCAAGATCGTCATCTCACTCTCACTTCGGCGGCAGTCCGCTGAAAGGTACGCCGGTCGCGGGTGCGGGTAGCGCCTGCTGCACGAACTGATAGGCCTCCACCCACGCGACAGCCTCCATGCCGGTCGACTGAACACGCCGCAAAAATTCCAGAATGTTCTTTGCGATGTGCTCCGGTATCGGCGCCTGAATGGTCGGATTCACGCGCACTTCGGCATTGGGATGATCTTTGAGCGCGGCAGCGATGTGCTGCGCCAGAGCTTCGTTCTGTACCGTCGATTCATATACATCCGTCATGTTGCTCACCTCTTTTAGTTGATAACATTAGTAATACGGCACCTTGCGCGCCGTCGTCCCGATACCGATTGTGAAGTATCCGGCGGGGGTGGCTGGTAACGCTCCAGCGCCGCCAGCGGCTGGTGCGGTGGTTGTGGTTGCTACCCGTAACAGGAAGAAGGCGCCGGTCCCGTCAACGCGTACCGAGCGACCCCCTCCGGTAACCATGGTCAGCCAGTCGTTGGCTGTCGACCCGTCAAGATCAAGAGCTACCTCGGTAGCGCCCCCGCCGCCGCCGGTCCCGCTTATAAAGTCCAGGTACCCGGTACGCGTTGCTCCGGTTGAGTTGTACCCCTGTACCAGCGCACCGCCGTTGGGGGCGCCTGCCCATATATCTATGTCTGACTGGCCGTTGGATGCCTTGACGGTTAGCGCGGTCAGGCCCGCGGTCCCGACAACCGTTTCGGACCCATTAACGATAAGTGCCTGCTGCCCGGCGGCGCCGTTAATCGTGACGGCTACAGTGCCGGCGGGTGTGCTGATAACTATCGGCCCAGGACCTAACGAGATAGTCGCGTACGGCGAACTGATGTTGCCAGACACCACGATGCCGTTCGCGCCCACCGCGTTCCGAACGTCCGCGCCCTTCAGCTGATTGCTGATAAGGTTACGGAACCACGTCGGATCCCAGTCCTTCGGGATGTTCAGCGTGGTCGTGCTGGAGAGACCTGGCTTCGACTGAAGAACTATCGCCACGTTACCACTTGCACGGCTCGACGGTCGCGGTCACATCGACCGTGAACGTAGGCGACGCGTCCGTCACGCGAAACTGCATCACGAGGCTGTAATACTGGCCGATGTTCCACCACACCGCGCGGTTCGAAGTGTCGCCCGGCACGCCGAGAGTCTGCGAATCGTCTCCAGACACATCGAACGTCTCGCCCCAATTATCCGAGAGCAGTAAGCTGATGCGCGGCGCGACGCCCGGTGTCGGGCCAGCGCCGGCAGTCACCACCGCCTCTACGCGGCGTACGATCTGACGATTGTTGCCGTTGTAGAGCGCTTGCGTCGTGAAGGCGCACACAACCGGCGCGTTCGGATTGCCAAATTCTGTCTGGACGGTGTCGTCCAGGTAGCCGATGGTGCCGCTCTCCGAATCGCCGATCAGCTGCTTGCCGAACCCGTTGAAGTAGCATAGGCCGCGGTACTGGATCTCTTGACCGTTCAGCACCGACACCAAATCAAACCATTGCTGCGTCACGCAATCGTAAACGAGCGTGCGCTCAGCGAGCGGTATAGTCAGAATGTAGAACGGGTGCCCGTTCCACGTCGGTCCGCCAGCGGGCGAGGTCAGCGCATACATGCCGGTGAGCAGACCATTCTTCGCCGCGTTCGAGAGCACTGCTTCGATGCCTGCCGTCGAGATGCGCGTCGGCGTCTGGCCGTTACGCCGTCGCACGGTGAGGTCATTGCAGACCCACATCACCGAGTTGTCCTGCAGCGCGACGCTGTAGGGGCAGAGCGGATGCACGCCGTACGTCATGTACGTGTCGGCCGCCGCGCTGAACGGCGTGCCTGTCGGGTTGCCGGTGTTCACGAAGCCTTCCGACGAACGCGACCCGAACGCGAGAATTTCTCGGTGATCGACGCAGAGCGCGTAGAACGGGTCCGTGCCGAACTGCCGATTGAACGACGCCGCGGTGGTGAAGGTGATCTGGCCGTTGCCAGAGACCTGCCGCCCGTCGTCGTTGAAGAACGTGTACGAACCTTGGCCGTTATTGTTGTTCGCCAGAAAGACTATGTAACTGTCGACGAACCAGCAATCGAGCGCGCCGCCGAGCGTCAGGAAGAACGAGCTGGTGAGCTGCTGCATGCCGCCGCCACCGCTGAACGGTGTGTAGGTCCAGCAAGTGTCAGTTCCCGGCACCAGGATCACTAAGCACGCGCCGTTGTCGGTCATGCGCACGAAGCCGTTACCGATGAGCCCGCTGACGGAGCCCGGCGCGAGTGTGAACGCGCCAGCGCTCGACACCGTGTAAAGATCGAAACCAACGACCGCGTACACGACGCCGGCCATCTCCCACATGCCGCGTAGCGGGTTCAACAATCCGCTCGGCGTAAACGCTGATAGTCCAGGCCAGCGCCGGAGAGATGCCGGCTGCTGATCCTTCTCGTCGTCAGGTTGCGTCTGCGGCGCCGGCTCCGGGTAGCAGCCGATCAATCGCTTCGAGCCCGCGCGAAGATCGGCGAGCTGATACGAAGCGAGCGGCAGCGGTACGGCAGTTTGTTGCGCGACGCCCATGACTTACAGCCAGTTCGGGCCGCCCCACGGCCCGCCTTGCGGACGCGAGAGTTCTCCGAGATCGCACTCGGTGTATCGCAGGTAGCGTTTGGTCAAGCGACGCATCGCTTGCTTGATCATGCTACCCAAATCGAAACCGTCCGGGTCCGGCGACGGCGGAATCGTCACACCGTAGTGCGACGACAGCCATCCAGCGAGAACCCACTTCACGTCGGCGATGTCTTCGTCTTTGAGAGGCGCGTTGGTGTTCAACTGCGCAATGGTCTGCGGGTACCAGCCGATGTTCCCCCAACCGTCGCGCATCTGCGTTAGAAGGTTGTCGTTGAGAATGGTCATCCCGTTGGCAGACTGCGTGGCGGACGGTTGTCGGCCCTCGCGTACGACGCCAAGCTTCTGGAAAGCTTCGGTGATGATCGCCTGGTTGGTACTTGTCATGCGCCTCTCTTAAAATTCAGTGCCCGTCTCTCCGGACCTGTCACGTCTAACTTAAAGTGGTGGACGTTCACCAGCGCGCCTACTGGGTGAGGGCAGCGGCGCTTTTCTTTTTATTGCACGCGAAACCAAGTACGCGGATTCACAGCCGCTCCCGACGCCGGCTGGAAGCCGTTCAGGGTGTACTTGTACTTGACCGTCGCCGCTGCGCTACCGCCAGCGGTTGAAGCCGCCACGGTGATGGTCGCAGGGACGCCAAGTCCTGACGTTGCAATCACGTCGCCAGTGTTGGCGTTGATCGCAGTGATCGTCAGCACATCAGCCACAGCCGGAGACACGTTGCTGATCTCAGCGCAGCAACCATCCACCGGGTTCAGCGGAAGGTTGATGGTGACGGCGATGGCGCCGCCAGTCGTGTTGCTCAGGAGGAGCTGGTTCGTCTGCATGGTGATCGTCGAACCTGTGACCAGGGTCGCTCCACCGTAGAAGTCGAACGGAATGCCGACAACGTCGCCGTGCCCATATCCAACTTGAATGTTAGCCATTTTCTATATTCCTATGGGTTAGGCAGCCGACGCGACTTCGATGTTCCGCACAGCCAGCTCGGGGTAAGCGAGCACGGCGCCGACAATCGAATCGAGACGAGCCGGGAGCACGTCGTTGGACGGATCCCACTGTTGCGCGAAGCGGATGTTGTACCCTTCGAACGCTTCCGCAGCCGTCATCTTGACGAGGGGGCTGAGGTCGAGCATTGGGGGGTTCGCAAACACAATCGCGTCCCGGTACCAGCCGAGAGACTGCTTGATCAACGCGCCGTTGAGCGAGGCAAGCGCGGCCGCACCGCTCTGGCCGAAGACGCTGATCGCTGCGCCAGTTCCCGGGACGTTGTCCACGTTCTGGTAAGCGCCGCCAGTGATGATGCCCGGAGCAATCGGGATCGAGATCGCACCAGCGGTATCGCTGATGGTCGCGGTCACAACGAACTGCTTGGGTCGGCCCAGGGACGCCTTCGTCTCGGGATCGACTTCGTTCACGCCCGCAATGCTGATGATATCGCCTGCGTTCAGGGTGGTGGCACCCGACGCCCAGCCGTTGGTGTTCAGCGTGAAGGTGGAGACGAACGCGTTGCCCGCGCCGGGGTTGGACTGACCGGCACCGTTGACGACCGGAGCCGCCGTGGTGCTGAACGATCCACAGACGTGCGTCGGCAGCTTCGTGTTACGGAAGCAGACGTAGCCCGCGGCCTTATCCGAGATCACGCCTTCCAACCACTGGTCGGAAACCGTTGACTCGGGCTGGAACAGGCCCTTGTTGTCACGCACGAAGTACCGCGAGGTTTGCGGGGTCGCCGTGAAGGTGCGACGGTCGTCTTCCGGCGCCAAGGCTTCCGTCAGGTACTGCTCGTTCTGGAGCAGCTGATCGTAGGTTGCCGTGGTGTTGAAAGCGCCCGTGAACTTCGGCACGTTGTTGACCTGACCCGTGGTGAAGTTCTCGATGCCGGCCGCGAGACGCGCCATTGCAGGTTCGAGCACTTGCTCCTCGAAGTTGTTCAGCAACATCGCGCGCTCCACCGATGTGAAGTTGATGTCGACGCCGAGCTGTTGGTTGACCAACAGGGTGGCGAAACGCTGGACCGAGTTCTGTGCATTCATCTGCGGACCAGTACGCAGAGTGTACTGGAACGGCAGACGGATCGAGAGCTGCTGACCGAGGATGACGCCATTGATGGGTCCGGGCAGAAGGCTCTGGTAGTCACGGTTCGTGCGACCCGTGAAGTTGCTCTTGGCGTGCAGCAAAACTAGCGCTTTGCGTGCGACCCATTGAGCGGTGATGAGTGAGTTAGCCATTATTCCTTTCCGATTTTATTTAGTTCAGGCCGCGCATCTTTCGTGCGTTCTCGCGGCTGGACTGTTTGCTGCCTCTGTGGCGACGAGCGAATTCTTCCATCGACATATTCGGGTCGACGACATCTCGCTCGGCTACACGTCCGCCACCCTTTGTCGGGGTGGGAGGAGGCGGCGCCTTGGTGATGGACTTCTTTTGCCCTGTTTGCGCATCGGGCTTCGAGCCGTTCTTTGAAGTGGCCGCAACTTCTGCCTCAATCTTCGCGATGATCTTCCCGACGGTGATGCACTGTTGGGCTGGGGACTGCTTCGCGGTGCGGATTGCCATCGCGGTGTCCTTGCCAAACTCGTACAAAATTCGGGCTACATGCTCTGACTGAGCAACAGCAGCACCTGCATCTGGACCCAGCTGATGCTGCGCCAAGATCGGGTTGTTGGTGACGACCGCCGTGTAGTCCTTGTGAGTCTTCGCGAATTCCGCGATTTTCTCTTCAACCACTTTACGACGATTGACCGCCTCTGTCTGGCCGGTCATCTCACGAACGATCTGACGCGCAGCGATCTGCGCCTGATCCTTCGTCCACTTCTGCATCTTGGCTCGATACTTGTCGTTATCGAAGGCTACATCCGCGTCCGCTAGATCGGGCATCGGCTCGTCTTCAACAACAGGAGGAGCAGCTGCAGCTGTGGTCTGTGCGGCCGTGGGTTTACCACCGCCCTTCAACCGCTCCAACTCCGCCAGTGCGTCTTTGAGTTGGGTCTGCATGTGCTTGCCAAATATCTTCGTGCCTTCGAGCAGATCGTTCAGCTCTACTATGCGTTCCTCAGCAGATCCTTTCTTCGGTGCTGGCCGAGCGGAGGGAGCCTCTTCGCCCTCATCTTCGCCAGTCAAATCCGTATTGGGATCCGTTTCATCGCTGAGATCGACGAATGCGGTGGACGAGTCCGCGTCATCGTCCGAAGTCCCCTCACCCGAATCGGTCGGGTCGCCGAGTGTTCCGTCTTCGTCAACGATGGGGGCATCGTCGTCGACAAGCGGATCCGAGGCTGCTCGTGCAGCACTGCCTCCCGGAGTGGCATCAACTTGGCCCGCGGCGACGGCAGCAACTGCGGCGGCGTCTGCGGCACGGGCGGGTGTAGCTCCGCGAAACGGGTTCAACTTGTCGTCGACCTGTTTCTGCGGCTGATTCTCATAATTCTCCAAATCTGCACGGGAAAAGCTCATTGATAGTCTCCTGATAACACGGCATACGCTGCCGCGAGGCGAGGTCTCACCAGACCGAATCAAACTGGGCCGTTACGTCTCACGTATGCGGCCGCTTTCTCCATCAACTCCGGCGAATCACGAAACCGGCCTAAGCCGAGATTGCAGTTTGCGCAGAGCCATCCTCGAAAAAGTCCAGTCAAATGCTCGTGATCTAAGCTGAGTGCGCGGCGACCAGGAGGTCTGCTGCACAACTCACATACATCCGGGCATGGACGTTTCGGTTGTGGTAATCCGCGATACTTGCGCTGTCGCTCGCGGCCCTTGTTGTTCCACTTTCCGCTCACGCCGCCTTCTTAGCTTTCTTAGGCTTCGCAGCTGCCAACGCCTTCGCGGCGGCAACCTTCTGCTCATTCAACTCCGATTGATGCTTCAACGTCAGCGCGTGCTTCTCGTGCATACGACGCATCTCGTGCTCGTGTGCTCGCGCGGCGCGCTGTAGCTCGGCTTCGTGCAACTCCTGCTGCCGATCCGTCTCGACCTTAGCCTGGAAGTGCGCGCGCTGCGCATCGGCCACTGTCTTGTGGTGCTCCGCAGCCTGCTCCTGCTGATGCTGTTGAGTGGCGTGCTGCAGATCCTGCAAGTTGCCGACGTGCTTGGCGGCGAGGTCCATCTGCGCCGATTGCATGTCGGTCTGCTGCTGGCGCTGATCGGCACCGATCTCGTGCGCGAGCTTGATGTTCGCGAGGTGCTTGCCAGCGGCCTCGTAGCCGATCTTCTGCTGCTCGACCGGGCTCATGTGAGCGCGCGACTGCGCGATCTGCGCGTCCGCCGTCATCTTCTGAGCCTTACCCTGCAACAGCTGCGTCTGGAGCTGCTGCATTTGCTCCTGCTGTTGCTGCTGGGCGCTCTTCTGTTGGCCGACGCCTTCCTTCTTTTCCTTCTCGGTCGGCTTGATGATGCCCTGCTGTATCAGCGGGATCCGCAGCCGGTTCGCCATTTCCTGCGCGTCCGGCGAGTCGATGTTCTTCGCGATCAGATCCTGGATCACGGGCGCCGCACTCGGCATAGCCTCAGCGAACGAGATCAGCGTGTCGAGCGCTTCCTGTCGCGCCGACTGGAAGCTCGGACCGATGGTGACTTCAACGTCGTACGACCCCTTCGAGAGGTCGTGCATGATGTCGCCAGTGAATTCGTTTTCCTTGTTCAGCTCGACCATCTTCTCGATGCCATCCTGGCCGATGATGCGCTCGACTCGTTCCGTGTCCATAGTGGGCGGAATCATGTCGACCATCATTTCCCAGGTAAGCTGCAGCGCAGAGCTGAAGCCGTCGATAAATTCGTAGCTCCCGAGGTCAGAGCGCTTCGTGTGCTGCACGAGCGCCTTCCCCGAGACGCGGTTCATATCATCAGCGTTGCCTAGAGCCGGATCAAAATAGCCAATGGTGGCTTGGATGTCCTGGATCGACATCTGCGCGAGCGCCATAGCACCCTGCGGCAGGTCGAGCGGCTGCGTGCGGAAGGGCATGCCGCCCTCCGCGTTCTTGTCGACGTTGTATGGCAAGTACGGACGCGAGGCGACGTTCGCCTGGTTCCACTCGTTCTCGTAGCCCTTGATCATCGCCTCAGTGACGAGGTACGGCGCCTTCGGTAGGAGCGCTGAGCGCTCGATCATGTCCGAAGACCGTGAATTGTAGCTGCGCTGCGCGTCCTTCGAGTGACGGATCAGCGATTGGAATTTCTTACGCCCCTCGATGTTGATGTAACGACCGGGGCAGCGGACCACGGGGATGCGCTTCCAGTCATAGTAGTACGGGCCTTCGAGGATCGTCGAGCCGTCAATCTTTGCCCACATGACCTGCCACTTCGTGGTCTTACGGATCATCTTCGCGCCAGTCTTTTTGTTCCGCGCGATGCGGGTGACGCCGCTCTTCTCGTGCGTCAGGCCGTGATCTTCGAGGTGTTGCTCGGTAGCCTTGAGATCGGAGTCGTAGTCACGGACGGTGCCGTCCGTCATCTTCGCAATCCACTTCTCGCGCGGGACGCGCTCAAAGTATTCGGCGATGCGCACTTCCTTGTCCGTGAACCAGCCGTAGCTGTCTCGCGAGACATTGAAGCTGTTCATGTTGCCGTCTGGATACAGCGCTTCGTAGTTCTCATCGGAGATGCGCTCAGCAACAATGCAGCGGTTGGCGTCTCCCGCGCACGCGTCAGCGCACTGCGGATCCCACACCACCGTCTGCGGATTCGAGATGTTCAGGATGCGTAGCACCTGATCGAACGCGCCTTCACCATCGTCCTGCATGTACGTGGGCATGATGCGCCACGCACCGAAACCGCCAGCGACGGCGAACTTGAACTGCTCTTTGTAGATCTGGTCGGCGCGACTCGCCTGCTCGATGGAGCGGCACAGCCCGGCGAAAACTTCGGCAGTCGACTCGGAGGCGCCCTCAGACGACGGCCGGACCTTGCCGGCGGGGCGCGTCTGGCGCATATCCGCGACAACCATGTTCACGGGCTGCAAGCAGCGGTTGAACGTGTAGCACGGCTTGCCGCGGCGATTCTGGAGCACAACAGGATCCCATTGCCCCATCGCTTCGGCGTTGTAGATGAAGTTCAGATCCTCTGAGTGCATGCGGCGGTTCTCTTCCCACGCGCCGACACCTTCATCATAGAAATTGCGGATACGCGAGAGCAGGCCCTCGTTATCCTTGATCTGGAAGCCAGGCGAGTTGGGAAGCGTGCCGCGTTGTCCCGGCACGTCCCCAATAAGATCCCAGTTGTCGCCTGCGTTCGTCGTCATTTACGTCGGCATCTCGTCCACGATAGCGCGCTGTCCGTCACCGACGAAAACGCCATCGAACGTGTTAGGCGGAATGTACTTCGCAGCCCCGTCGTTCTTCCATTCGTGCACGGCCTTTTGATCCTTTGTTTTTCGCCCGGTGTCTACCAGCTTCTGGTACTGGACACGGACCTGGTTGCGAATCGCGCCATTCTTGAAGTTGAACGGGGCGACTTTGCCCTTGCGCTCGACGACGAGATTGTTCATGCCGGCGGTGACATGCACGGTGTACGTGCCCAGCTGGAGCTTCCGGCCGTTGTTGTCGACGCGCCGAGGATCCTCATCCTGCTGGCACTCTTCGACCTGCTTGCCATCAGACGCCGGGCGCTTCACGAAACGCCAATCGACAGAGGTGTGTGTCACCTTGTCATCTTTATCTTTGTGCTCGATTTTGTGCGCCGCCTGCTGTCGCAGACGGATGCCCTCTTCGTGCACCAGCTTCAATGTAACACTCATTTGGTCTCACCCCTTACGCTTGCGCGTGAAATTAAAAAATTCACCATCTCATCCTGTCTGCCTTTCAGCGCGGCCATCATGTGCTTGATGCCGATCATGTCCTTCGAGTAGTGATAGAACCAAAGCTTCCTACTCTTCACATCGACCAACATGAACGCACCGCGCTTGCGGAATTCGGCCTCCACCTCACCGATGGGCATCAGCCGCTCCACACCCCACCCTGTGTCGCCATGTTCGGATCCCAGCTGAACCACGGTAGGCCGCCCTCGCTGGCCGGCGGAGCCTTCGCCACATCGAAGCCGCTCATCACGTTGTAACGTGTGGCATCCATGATGTGGTCATTCTTTTTTATTATATTGCCTTTCTCGTCGCGACGGTACAGGCGCACTTCCTTGAACCAATTCGTCAGCGTGCTGAAGACGCGCAACTGCTGCGTAGAGAGCATGTCCCAGGTCTGGACCAGACCAGACACGACAGTGTTGTCGGCCTTGCCGACCTTCAGCCCGAGCCGACAGTAGGCGTCGATCAGTAGCTCGCCATCGGGGCCTCGCGCCTTCTGCGCGGCGGGATCGATGACGCCTGGGATCCACTGGCCGCGGCGCATGATCGCCGCAGCGTGCACGGCGGGGTCGGCCTGGCCGCGATAATATTCGTCGTACGCCACCGCCGGATACCGGCGCTGACCGGAGGCGTCATTGAAGCCGTTGTCTATGTCCCAAGCGAACCAGATGACCGCGGTGCAGTTCCAGCCTGGATCCATCCCATACGAGCGCGGCCAGTGCGACGGAATGTCGAATGGCTCGATCTTCATCACGTCTTCGGGGATCGGGTAGATCGCTCCGGTGCCGTGACCAGGGATGCCGGACTTTCTCGCCTGCAGCTGCCATGACGGCACGCCGGCTAGAATTTTTCGCTTCTCATTCTCGCCGAGATGAGGAACGTCGTCCATATCAAGAAATATCGCTGCACGACTCATCGACGACAACCTCCTCTTCACCCAAGTCCCACGCTTCCGCTGGTACTGCGTCAGGCTCGGGCGAAAGCTCGGGCATGAACGTGATCATCAGGTCCGAAACGCCTAACATTGGTGTCTCTGTCAACGCGAGCGTGCCGTTCGGCTCGCCGGGCACCGTGCTCAGCAAACGGAGCAGGCACTCGGTGTAAATTTCAAGTTTTGGCTCTTCGTCCAAGTGAATACGATGCTGGCGCGTGCCTTGGAATGCTTCGCGGCCTTGATCGTACGACTTGAACTGCAGCGTAGAGATTCCGCCGGACACATGCCGCACGAAAACCGATTCGAACGCATCGGCGAGACCGTGTTTCACGGTCCGCCGCACCAAAAGATCGCCAGGAATCATGCCGGTGCCGTACGCTTGCTCTTGGCCCGGCTTCCCGCAGAATTTTTCCTGCAAAATGTCGCGCGTGTTCTTCGCAGTGTCCGTCGCGACCCACATATCGATAGGATGGGCGTATCGGCGGCCCGGCCACCAGTCTGGATACAGTCCGGTGAGGTGCAGCACGTCCGCGAAACACCCGCAATGCGTTTTTCCCGTTCTGTTTCCACCGAAAAGCGCGATCTCGTCGTCGGTTTGCTCCAACGCGAAGAAGCGCATCTGCTTCGGATAATGCTTCCGCCCCAGTGGGCAGTTCTTCAGCGCTGGATGGTCAGACGGATCCTGAAACCAAGTCACTATTTGGGTCTGATCCTGGATCTGCGCACGTTGGCTCAGGATCTGGATCAACTTCGTCGTCTCTGGCAGGCTCAACGACTTCAAATTCTGCTTCGATAGCAGTGTCTGCAGCTGCGGCGGGAGCGGCGAGTATACCCTGTCGATCAAATCTTGATAGGAGCGTGGTAAGTTGCGCATGAGCTTGGTCCAACGATAGGTTCTGCTTGACGTTGAGATCCACTTTCAGGTTCTCACCGAATTTTTCCGGGAAAAAGTTCGCCGCGATGCGCCCGAGCATGCGCGCGTCGCCCTTGGTGGCGGCCGCGGAGGCTGCGTGGTCGAACACGGACCGCGCGATGTGCGCGGCGTCGTCAAAATCTCGTTGAAAATCTCCATTCTCGGACAGCTCTTTGTGGAACTGTACGTTCGTGGCGCCCACTGAGCGCAGCGCACCCTTCATGTCCGCCGTATTGGCGTACGTGATCAGGAAGCTGCGACGCTTGTCGTCCGTCCAATCAAAATGTTCCGATACCTTTTGCGTCCGAGCTACGCCTAGCGTCTCTTCGAGGAGGTTCACTGCGTTTCGGAACGTCTCGTTCCAGCTCAGGATCGCCAAAAACTCTGATTCATTACGTCCGCACGCGTCAGCGGCGAGAGCGAAGTCTTTCAGCTCCGCGTACTTCGCCAAAAAATTCTTCTCGCCAGCGCTCGGCACCGGAGGACCGGCCGGCGCTGTATTCTTCTGCGTGTAGTTGCGCCTGCGAGCCTCTTCAAGCTCGGGCACTCCCTTGCCATAGACCGGCACCTGGCCGCGCTCGACGCGTTGGCAATCAACACAGATGCTTCCGTTCGCGACGTAGCGTGCGGCCCGGTGCCCGGTAACGCACACCTCTCCCGTCCAGAAGTGTTTCCAACCGCGCGCCTTCGCCTCATCCTTGGTAACGAACCGCGTCGGCATGTGGTTGTACATGTCCGGCCGACCGTCGCGCAGCGGCGCGACGCTCTCCGGCTTGATCTTCGGCCACTTACCCCACGAGTTCTTCGGAGAGCCTGGCGGATTTTCGCCGTCGCCTAGACTCATGCGCGGTGCCAGTCCTCGCTTCCGCTCATGAAATTTCCTTTCCGGTCGTAGCCGGCGCTCTGCTGCCACATCAGGCATTCGTTCAGCGACTCGTCGGGGTCGACGGAGTAGATCGCCTTCTGCCAGACGAAGGCGAGGTCGCCGATGCCGGGGAATCCGACGCGGTCGAAGTCGACGAGCGTGATGTTGCGGAAACTGAATTCGATGACATCGCCGGGCTTCACTTGCATTGGTATTATTGCGCCCGTCTCCGGGCCGTCCTCGAAGTATAGTGTCTTGCCAGACAGCTTGCTCTTCGCGAACTGCATTACCTTGCCGCCGGGCCCGAGCACGGGCGGCCCGTCGCTGATCTCCTGCTTGAACGCGACCTTGCGCCGCTGGCGGCGGCCGTAGCCGACCGCGATCACGACACCCTTGTTGATCTCTATGCCGGGCGTTGCCAGCGTCGGATGCACGTACGGCAGAATCTTCACGAGCACGCGGTCACGGAGGACGCGAACTCGCTTACCGATTTCTTCTAGTTCGGGCGTTAAAATCATTTCAACTCCACGTCGACACCACGCCGTCGACATCGGTGTCGCGCATCAGACGAACAGCTTTTCCAACCCCGTAACTGCTATCCATGCCGGCGGTGGCCGCGAAGGAGACTATGTCTCCGACGTGGCACTCCATAGGAGCGCGCTCACCGAGGGGGAGCATCCGTCCGGGCCCGACCGCGACGACTTCGCCGCGCAAGATACGCTGCCAGTCAGGGAGCTTGATGACCCCCTCAGCTTTATCCAGGAGCGCCACCGCGATCAAATCGTCAAGCAGCTTCTGACTAAAATCTATCTTCGCCATTTTCTGTACCTCTCACCTTACAGAATTGAAAAGCTTAATACGTTAAGCCGCTCACCGTAGCGAGCGCGCACAGTTCGATGATCGCGATTACCGCGGTCGACGTGAACGGTTGGCCGGTCACAGAGTCGATGGCAGTGAACTGCATGCCGACCTGGCAGAGCTGCGAGCCAATGTACGGGAACGTCATCTGCCACGCAGACGCAAGCACCTGCAGATACATCGACGCCGCGAAGGCTGGGTACGTGAACGGCGAGCCCGCCGTCCCGACGGCGCCCGAGGCGTTCAGCGTGATCGGTCCGCAGTTCGGCAGCACGACGCTGTTGGTGATGTCGTCGATCTCGATAGCTATCGAGGTCGGGACGACGGGCGTGTTCGTGTGGTCGACGAACTGCAGGTCCATGAAGATGTCTGTGTTCGGGTAGGCTTTAACGTTTGCGTAGGGAAGTACGGGCTGCCCCTGCAAGTACCTGTTACCTATGGGCATTATGTTTCTCCAGGTACGCTGCCATATCAATCATTCTGTCTACGCTGTCTTTCGCCAGACCTAGCATCACGTTGCAGTTGCGGCAGATCCATCCTCGCGGCTTGCCAGTAACATGATCGTGATCAAAATGTAATACTCCCCATCTGTCGTTCGGTTCGCCGCCGCAGATCTCACAAAAACTGGGGCGCGGTCTGCCCATAGCTTTTTCTTGTTTTTCTAAATCGTTTTTTCTTCGTTCTTCTTTCCATTCCGGCGTGTACTTAATTGCCTGAGAATGCTTCGCGCATAAACCGTTACGCCGGGCTTGTATACCACAATCAGCTATGGAGCATTTCACGCCTTTGTAACTGAAAACTCGCTTCGATAGCGCGCCCTTTTTTACGTACTTACCCACACCTCACCGCCAAGAGCGGTCCATACGGATGCCGCAGTAGCAGACTCCCAAACGGATCTGCGTGAGGATGATCATCGCAGCTTCTTGAACGAGCGCTCGCCGCTCATACCCTTGAACTCGGCGGGGCGTTTGCCCGACATGACGTGCTTCGCGCGAGCGTGCGCGGCGGCGCACTCTTTCGTGGTGATGTGGCCGGAGACCCAGTCTTCGGTCGCGCGACGGATCGTATGCTTCGCGCTTTCCTTCATGAGCTTCTTGTCGGACGGTGCCGGCGGCGCCTTGTTCGACGCCAGCTCACCGTGCTGCTGCTCGGGCTCCGTCACGGACTTCTCGCCCCGCGACTTCTTCGCGCGCTTCTTGTCTTGACCCTTCGGGGTCTTGCTGATGCCGAGGATCGCCCCGAGCATCGGTGCGATATCAGCCACTGCAGCCTCCCTGTCCGCCTGTGATCTCCACGTAGGCCGGCGTCGCAAACAACCCGCTCGCAATGAACTGCAGCCAGGCGCCGATGCCGTCGATGTACACGGTCTGCCCGACGTTCACTCCGATCTCATTGGCTATAGGTGCGCCGAGAGCCGGGGCAGCTGCCGCGGTCGGTGCGGTGGTTCCGCCCTGCGCCCACTTGACGTAGACGCTTGTGACGGCGGCGGCGGCGGCGGGTGTCAGCCCTATAGCGCGGATGCGCCACGAGGTGACGCCGGCCTGTCTGCCGTCAATCGTGACCGCAGCCGAGCTGTCCACCGCGTAGGTGGGTGTCTTCGGTTGGAACGTAGTGTCAATCGACAAGGTAAATCTCCTTCAGTGCGTCTTCATTTATATGAAGGGCGTTTGCCTGAGCACCACTCGTTCAGGATGTCTCCCTGGTCGACGTGCTTCAGCTCTTTCACCGCGCGCTGCTTGTGCGGCGCCTGCTTGTCTGACGTGTTGGTGCCGGGTCGCGGGCCCTTACGGTGCGCTTTCTTGGCGACCTTCGCGTTCTCTGTGTCGCCACCACCGTGGCTGGAGCGTGGGCCGTCGACGTGCTTGATGCTGCGGCCCTCGCTGTTTTTCTTTTTGAATATGCCGCTCATTTTCCCTCAGCCCAGCTGTCCATCTCGCGCTTGTGGTCGGAGCGCTGCTCTTTCGAGCGCGCGCCTTTCTTGGAGCGCTCGTCCGCGTGCATAAACTCCTTGGCGACAGAAACCGACGGGCCGCCGCCCCCGGGTTTAGACCACCCGTGAGCGACGGCGCGCATCAGCTTCGCCTGCTTCGGAGATACGCTGGGCATTTACGGCTTCTTGACTTCGCTCTGCACGTCCGTCTTGACCTGTGCCACGACGTTCGCAACAGTCACCGCCTTTTTAGCGCTGACCAGGTGATAGACGGCGTACGCCGCCAACGCCAGGACCACCAAACCGATGAAAGCTAGAACGCTCATCGCTCAGTAAGGGCTCGATCCCCGTCCTTGTCGCCACGGTTGTGGACCGCGTCTTGGTAGATGCTGCGCGCGGCACGGGTCAGCTCGCTCTCGCCGCCGGAGTCGTTGACGTCCGAGTGCGGGAGCAGCGTCTTCTCGGCGACGCCCTTGCGCTTCGCGCCGTGGGTGCCCTCAACGCCGGCCTTGCGACCCTCGAGGTATTCCTCGCCCTTCATCTTTGCCTTTTCCATCTTGCCCATGTGAAAAAATCCTCTGTTGATTGAATCGAAAATTAGACCGTGAACGTGGAGGCGACCGAGGCGTATACGGCCTGGATCGTGACCGTCGTCGGGGACGTGATCGTTACTGTGAACACGCGGATAGCGCCACCCAACGGGACGGTGCCAGAACCCACCAGCGTGACGCCAGAACCGGCGCCAGCAGACAGCACGAGCGCGCCCGCGTTCGTGTTCAGGATCGTCAGCGTGTACGACACGTTGAACAGGTTCGGGACGCCGGGCGGCGGGTTGACGCCGGCCGCGAACGAGCCTAGACCTTGCTTGTACGCGTTCGCCACCGCGATCTGGATCGCGGCTATGATGTTGATCGCGGAGTCGAACGTCAGAGCGGTCGCGCCGCTGGAGGTGACGTACACGTCGCCCGCGCCGGCCATAGCTGACGCTGCCAGCGTGCCTGATGCCTGCGAGGTGGCCGTGTACTGCGTCTGCGCAAGCACGGAAACCGCGTTATAAAAATCGTCTCGGAAGACGCCTAATGCTGTCATGAAAATTTCCTCGCGCTAGCGCGCAGTAAACAGAAACGCCGCCACGGTGGCGGATAAACTAGCCGGCGTTGTTGCCGGCGCTGGTTAAAGGGTCCGCGGTCTGACCGGACAGTGCATCGCTGTTCAGTCGCCCCTGCCTGGATCCCGGCGGCGGGAGGTTGGTGCTCGCGCCCGCGGAATCCAAAAAATTTGATGCCGTCTCACAGCTGGACGGCGTGATCACGGCAGGCTTCAGGTACCCGGTCTGGTCCGTCGCACCGCCGCCGACAGCGACAGCGCCGCCGCCGTTAGCTCCCCAAATGTCGCCGCCCATCTGTGCGATGGCGAAGACGTTCGGGTTCGCCGAAAGATTCTGTCCGACCGGGTTCTGCTGACGCACGCTACCGAGCTGGGTCGGCGCCTGCGGCGCTGTGATCCCCGGCCCGGTCGGTGTGGTCATCAGTTGCCCGTGAAGGTCTGCTGGCCCGCCGGGTACGTAAGAGCGTTGCCTGTGCGCGCCGTAATCGGCACGGCTCCGGCAACTCCGGGAGACTGCCCGGCGCCGCCGTTCGCCGGAACGAACTGCGACTGGCCGTAGGTCGAGTCGCCGAGCATCACCTGACCGCGCGACATCTGCGCCATCAGCGAGTCGGTCCCGGGCGCGGTGAGCACGTTCGTCGGGACAGAGTTGGTGCAGATGTTGCCGGCCGAGATCTGTGTACCGGTCAGCTGCTGCGGCGCGTTCTGGTTCCCGGGCAGGTAGTTGCCGCTCGGGGTGAACTGCGATTCTTGCGGGTTCCCTGTCATCAAGGTTCCCGCGGTGCCGGGGGTCGGCGCGCCGCCCGGGGCGCCCGCGCCCTCGCCGGCAGTGTTCTGGATGGTGGCGTACGGGAGCAGGTTCGTCATGGCCTAGCCTTGGTACTGCGGCACGGCCGCGATGGCCGGCACCTTCACGTCCGCGTTCGCGGGCAAGATGTGCCCGACGCCCGAGCTAGGGGAGTTGGTCTGGTTGAAGCCGCCAGCGCCGGGACCGCCGCCACCGGCCGGGCCGACGTTCAGCGAGCCGCCGAAGACGGTCGTGGTCGCGGAGTTGGTGCCGGTCGCGTTCGCGTCCGACATGCTCTCGTGCACGGTGCGTCCGGGCCGCGAGTCGCGGGTGCCCGCGTTCGTGATGTCGACGTTCGCCGGGCAGGTGCCGCGTGAGACCGACGCGAGGATCGTGTCGCCGCTACGGTTATCTGCGTTAGGTGGAAACAGACCGACCCCTGGGTTAACGACCTGCAAGGTCGCGCCGACGGCGTTACCGGGCTGGGTGCCCTGGAAGCCGGTGCTGTTGAGCGGGGTGCTCATTGGTGTGCCGAAGATGGTCATCCCTGAAACACTCCTGTGAGCAGCGTAACGTTCGCGGTCGTGGTCGCGCCGGAGAGGGGCGCCGAGACTAACGACTCGTTGTTGAATGGGGTCGGCCCGGTCGAGAGCGAATCGTTCGCGTTCGCGATGCCGTCGACGAACACCTGGTTGTTGATTCCCGCGGTGATGGTCGCTACGTTGTTACCCGCGTTCGGCGGTACCGCGACGCCCAAGTTCACTTGCGCGCCGTTGCCGGAGGTGAACGCCTCATCGAGCGTCACGCCGTCGCCCTGCAGGGCGCTGATGCCGGCGCTCACGGCCTGGCCGGCGATGGTTGCGAGCTGCGCGTTGCGCGGAATCAAACCACGTGAGCACGCTTCAAGCACGGACATCTGTACGCCGGTCGCCTGCATCCCGCCCGCGGTCGGTGCGGTGG